ACGTATTCGGTGGTATTCAGAAAGTGCAGCAGCGTCTAGTACCCTTAGCGGACGGTCGACCTCGCTTGACAATAGACCCGTCATGCACGAATCTGATACGTGAACTCGAATCGTATGAATGGATTAGTAACGCGTCAGGCTTCCAAGATAAGCCAAAGAAAGAGAACGACCACGCTACGGATGCTCTTAGGTATGCTGTTGCCTACTACGACGGTACTAACGTAGAGCCTCGCGTCCGTGTCGCAGAAGAGAAATCGGTGATAAGTGCCTTCGATGACGAACGAATGTGGAGAACTCTGTAATGCTTGAACGGTTGAAGAAGATTGTTGGCTCTAAGGCACAGCAGAATAGACAGCAATTTATATCAGGTACGGTACGACCCGCCGATACTTACGGTTCTAGTAGGGCTCCTCAACGACAACTAAAGGCTATTGCTCATCTCCGCGGTTACGTATACGCGGCAACGATGCTTAACGCCCGTTCTATTGCATCCCAACCGCTTCGGCTATACGCCAAGGTAGATACCGGTAGCGGTCGTAAGGCATACTCAAAGGGTATTAACCGTAACGTAGAGCGGTATCTAAAGGGTGACGCATCAGTACGTCCCGCTAAGTCTGTAATGAGTTCTACGAACGGCGGAGGCGAACTGGTCGAGATCTACGACCACCCGATCCTCGATCTACTTCAAGACGTATCTCCGTTTATTGACGGCTATCAGTTCAACGTTCTTCGTAAGATCATGCTTCAGGCAACGGGTAACGAATATCTTCACCCGATCATCGGCCCGCTTGGATACCCGATTGAACTTCACGTTCTACCGTCACAGTTAGTTCGTATCCAGCCTACGCGTGACGAGAGAATGATTGACTTCTATATGTTCGGTCATTCGCCGGAAGAGGTTCGCTTTGAGCCTGATGAGGTACTCCACAATAAGACTCCAAGCCCTACCGATCCGTTATACGGTGAAGGATGGGTGAGTGCCGCACAAAGCTCGGCAACTCTACTTGAGTCAATGGACGAGTATGAACTGAAACTCTTTGAGAATCAGGCACGACCGGACTGGGGCATCTTCCTCAAAGACAACCTCACGGAGTCTCAATGGAATCGGATGGTCTCATATATCGACGCTAATCTCAGAGGTAACCATAACTCTGGGCGTCCGTATATCTTTGAAGGCGGTAGCGATGCTCGTCCGCTTCAGTTCTCGCCACGTGACTTGTCCTTCTCTGATGGCGAGTTACGTAAGGTCGAATCTATCGCCGCTATCTCCGGCGTACCCGTATCTCTGCTTAGAGCGAACGATCCTAACCTTGCTAGTGCGGAGGTTGGCTTTGCCTCGTATATGCGAGACACGATCCACCCTTATCTAGTTAGTGACTGCGAGTTCCTTAATCAATCTCTGCTACCGCTATTCGGAGAATTAGCGGAGGATATGTTCCTCGCTTACGACAATCCCGTAGCAGAAGACGAGGAGCGGAACTCCCGTATCTATCTGAGCGAAGTAAGCGCCGGCGTTAGATCGATCAACGAAGCACGTTCCGAACTAGGTCTTGATCCTGTTGATGACGGTGAAGAGTTACGCGTAAACGGGGTACCGCTCTCGCTTGCCGGTCAGGCTCAACCAATAGGCGGTGACCCGTTCGCGTTTACTACACCCGCAGAATCTAGCCCGACTACTCAACCCGAGGTAGAGGACGAGCCGGATGTAGATGAGCCCGTAGAAGACGCTACGCCTCAAGAGGCTGCGGTAGATACGGGTAAAGCTGCCGCTCAGGACGCTGCTCTTAACGGCGCTCAGATTCAACAACTGTTGGCTATCACCGATAAGGTCAATCTTGGTGAACTATCGGCTGATGCAGGATTCGCTATCGCACTTGCAGCGTTCCCCGGTATACCTAACGAACGTCTTAGAGATATCTTTCAACTGACTGAGGGTAAGGCGTTTAGTTCAAAGTCTGTTCGTGCAGGCTCGTTCGTCGAGTGGCGTACGCCTAAGGGTGAGTATCTCGGACAGGTAGAGAGAGTTCAGAAAGAAGGCGAAGCCGAGCAAGTTATTGGTGACAGTAACGAGGCTACCGCTGACGATCCTATCGCTCACGTTCGCGTATACGTACGCCAAGAAGACGGCACTTATACGGAGTCAGATCGAACCGTAGCCGTATCTACGTCGAGACTAACGAGCGCCGATAGCCCGGATATGGCAGAGAAAGCCGTACCCGCGAAGGTACGAGATAACCTCAAAGAGAAGGTCAAGGAACACAACGAAGAAGTAGGTGACGCTAAAGGTAAGAGGGCTACGCTTCGTATGCTTACCGCCTGTTACGAGCGAGGTATTGGCGCCTATTCAACGAACCCGGGATCAGTAAGACCGACAGTAAGCGGTGCCGAACAATGGGCATACGCTCGCGTCAACGGTCTATTGCACGCTCTTCGTACAGGTAAGTTCAAGCGTAAGCCATACGACACTGATCTATTGCCTAAGGAGCATCCGCTCTCAAGTAAAGGCGAGAAGGCCGAACTAGATATACCCGTGGAAGGCGAGGACGGCAAGGTCACTCAATACGGAGATGTCTTTACTACGCCCGAGGAGGCTATGGAGCGAGCGTTACAACTAGGCTGCGGCGGTATCCATGAGCATAGCGGCGAAGACTTCGGTCATGACGGCACTGTTTATATGCCATGCGAGACTCATGAGGAGTACGAGAGACTGCTATCCGAGGCATCCAAGAAGTATGAGGACATTGACTTCTCACCGCCTAAAGACGTACAAGAAGAAGCCGAGCGTGGCCTCGAGTGGCGTAGAGAACACGGTAGAGGCGGGACCGAGGTAGGCGTAGCACGTGCTAGAGACTTATCTAACGGTACGTCAGTATCACCCGAAACGATCGGGCGTATGCGTAACTACTTCTCAAGGCATACCGACGATAAGCAGGCAGAAGGCTTCGATAAAGGCGAAGAGGGTTACCCGTCAGCCGGTCGTATCGCTTGGGCTTTATGGGGTGGTGATGCTGGCGAACGATGGTCAAACTCTATCTATGAGCGAATGCAGGCAGAAGATGAGAGAGGCGAGAAAGTCACTCGAAGAGACGGTGAACCGGTAGAGGACTGCGTAGCTCGGGGTATTGAGAAGGTGATGTCCGAGGGTTACCCGAGAGATCAGGCTATTGCTATCGCCTACTCTCAGTGCGGTAAAAAGTCATATAGCGTTCCATTCTTCAAGACTTGTACAGGCCTAGAGGAGGGTATCTGTAAGAAGAGTGAAGGCATGGAAGACTGGCACCCTGAACAAAAGGCTGCTCGTATCCTCGTTGAAGAAGTAGAAGACGAGGAGACCGGTAAGGCTGACGAAGGCGTACAGCGTGAAGGCGAGCCAGTTACACCCGCTACCCAAATTACGCGGAACGTATCGAAGATACTCAGAGATCAACGCGAGAAGATTCTGAAAGATCTGAGTAGAGCATCAGGTAAAAGCGTAAGTAAGAAGAAGTTACAACGCTCTGATATCAGTCGTATCCTGGCTGTTATCGGAGGCGATACCGCGGCACTTGAGCAGGCAATTATCGGCCCGTTGTTAGCGGCTCTCGATGCCGGATCTAAGTACGCTGGCGAGGAGTTAGGTCAAGCGGCTAATCAGGCAATCTTTGAGGTAGTCAATAAGCAGGCCGTTGAGTACGCGAAGAGTCATGCCGCTTCACTGGCTAAGAACCTTCAAGAATCGACAATTGACTCACTTCGTACCGTTCTTAGTAACAGCGTTAGCGAAGGCTTCGGAGTCGAGAAGACTGCCGATGCCATTATGGCTAACGATCGTTTATTCACTCGAGGTAGAGCCACCGTTATTGCACGTACTGAGACAGCGAGAGCGTTTAACGAAGGCAATCTAGAGATGATGCGTAACGTGCCTAGCGTGGCAGGTAAGAAGTGGCTTAAGGCTCCAAGAGCGTGTAAATGGTGCGAGCAGGCGGCTAGTCAAACAGCATCAGGGCCGATCGGCGTAGATAAGAAGTTCATAGTAGATATCGGCACGACCAAGGTAAGGCGTGTTGCTGTAGATTCTCCCCCGTTGCATCCGAACTGTAGATGTGGTATTCGTTCCGTTCAAAGGAAGATTGTAGATGACTGAACCTTTTGACCCCGAAGACTACGGACTCAAGCGTGGTACTAAGACGATCGTTAGAGATCTTGCGATTAAGTCTCTCGATGTCGATGACTCTAAGAGAACGGTTATTGCCCGTATTACTTCGGACGCCGTTGATGAGGAAGGCGAGGTAGTCGTACCGCAGGGTATTGACTACTCACGCTTTCTTAAGACCGGAGGCATCGTCTTCTATAACCACGAATACGACAAGCCTTGTGCCACGTGTATCTCTATTAAGCACACCGATAGCGGGATCATGGCAACTACTAAGTTCCCTGAACGACCTGACGGGTACGAAGGCGACTGGCTACCGGATCAAGTGTTCGCCATGTTCGCATCAGAACCGCCTATCGTTAAGTCTTTCTCAATCGGCTTCGCGTACGTAGAGTCACGCCTGCCGTCTAAGAAAGACCAAGACAAGTACGGTTCAGATGACATCAAAAGAGTCGTATCTAAGAGCCGTCTGCTTGAGTATTCGGTAGCCCCGTTACCTATGAACCCTGACGCTACGGTGTCCGAGGTACGTAAGGCGATGGACAGTGACCGAGCTTTATGCCATACTGATCAATGTAGTTCGCAGGAACCTCATACGCACGTTGAGAGCAGCAGCGTTACCGCTGAAGACGCAGAGCAACACGTAGAGGCTCGTCCGGAGCGAGTATCTGTTTCTAGTCCTCATAAAAAGGGAAATATCATGTCAATCGATAAAGCCAAAGCAATGGTTGACCTCGACCCTTCGATGACTCTTGGCGATCTCGTCGCCGCTATGGCAGCGGCAAAGGGTGAGCACGAAGACGATGCGGAGAAGAAGAGGGAAGAAGTCGAAGAGCGTGTCTACCACTCTAAAAAAGAAGAAGAAGAGAAGGGTAAGCACGACGAAGACGAGAAGGGAATGCACGAAGACGAGAAGGACAAGAAGAGCCTTACCGATCTTGCTTCCGAAATTGCACGTAAAGGTCGTGCCCGTGTCGCTGGCGGTATGCCACGAATCGAAGCCCCATCACATGCACGTTTGAAGAATCTCAAGAGCGCCGAACACGCTTACGGATTCGGACGCGTCTTGTTGGGTGCTATGGGTCATAAGAGTTCTGCCGACTGGGTTGCAGACCGTTACGGTCGTAAGGCTCAATCTGAGAGTAATAACTCTTTGGGCGGCTTCTTGGTTCCTGAAGAACTCGACGAGGCGATCATCGACCTCCGAGCCGAGCATGGAAAGTTCCGGGCGAACACCCGCGTTCTCAATATGCAACGTGACGTAATGATGATCAATCGTCGTGTATCTGGCTTGACTGCAAACGCAGTAGCCGAGAACGGTACTTTCAGCGAATCCGAAAAGACCTTCGATCAGGTGCAACTCGTTACTCAGAAGTTCGGAACTCTGACCAAAGTGTCAAGTGAACTTCTGGCTGATAGCGTCATCAACATCGGTGACGATATCGCTGGCGAAATTGCTTACGCCTTCGCTAATAAGGAAGACGAGTGCGGATTCAACGGTGACGGTACCGAATCATTCGGACGTATCACCGGCCTCAAGAATGCTGTCGGATCTGCCGGTACAAAGACCGGTTCCGGTAGCAGCTTCGGCGCTCTTACTCTCGCGGACTTCACCGACACGATCGGTCTTACTCCTGAGTTTGTCTTCTCACGTACCGCTCCTAAGTGGTATATGTCCACGCAGTTCTATCACTCAGTCGTGTTGAAACTTCTCAACGCTGCTGGCGGTAACACGAATCAACTCTTGGCTGACGGCGTGACCGTCCCAAGCCTCTTCGGCTACGAAGTGGTCAAGGTTGATGTGATGCCTAAGACATCTGCTAGTGGAGTTATCTGCGCGTACTTCGGTGCGTTGGATCTCTCTTCAACCATGGGCGATCGTCGTCCGACCGAGGTTGCGACCTCGACGGACTTTGCGTTTAACCAAGATCAAACTGCTATCCGCGGTATGACTCGGTTCGACATTAACAACCACGATGTTGGCGATTCAACCGATGCCGGTGCTATCGTCGCACTCAAGACCGCGTAAGGGGTAAATTATGATTCCTGAACAAAATCAAAAGTTTGTCGGATTCAAAGTCTCTACTAATAGCAGCGCGCATGAGCACAAGTTCGACACCAATGGCGGTCGTTACTTGATGATCTATCTGGCTGCTAACGGTGGTAGCGGTACAGCGTTTACTGAACAGCCAGCACTCACCGAGTCAGATACCGAGGGCGGTACTTATTCGGCTATTACTGGTGCAGCCGCTACTGGCTTGACATCGCCTAGCGATGCCGCTGCCGACGCTGGCGGTTGCGTGTTCTATGTTGACCTCCGTGGTCGTAAACGCTTCATCAAAATTGACTATCAGGCTGGACAGACCGCTAACGTGGCTGCTATCGGCGTGCTTAGTCGAGTGCCTGAGGCACCTATCACGGCTGCGAATTCAGACTTTGCGGCACGTGTCGTGGTCTAACGACTGCATAACACACCACGCAGGAGGGCGGGATTCGTCCCGCTCTCTTGCATTCTTCTGAGGAGTTTGCATGGCACTGGCTAGTAATGCGATAGTTAGTCTGGCTGATACGAAGGCCTTCATGCGAATCTCATCAAGTAGTGATGACGCTCTACTTGAAACTCTTATCAATGCGGCTTCTACTCGTATCGAGCAGTATTGCGATCGTAAGTTCATTGCTCAGAACTATCGAGAGTCATACAACTGTCACGGTCAGAGAAGGCTGAGACTACGTAACTTCCCCGTTACCTCCGTCCAACGGCTCGCTACTGGTAGCAAGCTCGGGCTTACAGTAGGTTCATCAGTGTCTACGGATCTACGTGCCTCGGTAGAGGTACAAGATGACAAGTTAGTTCTGTCACGATTTAGTTCTAACGGTACAGAGACGAATACGGAGATTGCGTTTAGTAGTCATAAGTCCGCGTCCGCACTCGTAACGCAAATCGGCGGCGTTACTGGCTTTACGGCATCTCTTAACTCTGACTGTCTATCTACGGAACTCTATAGAGCGGGTGCTGTCAACACTATTACGTCCTCCGCTCAACTGTACTTCCCCGATCAAGACGATACGGCGTACAGACTCCACGAGGACAGAGCAACAATTGAGTTCGTAGATCAATCTAATTACGCCTTCTTTGGTACGGGTACGGATCAAGGGCCACGATTCCCCGTAACGTTCGCTGGTGTCGTTATTGACTATACGGCGGGCTTCACGGATATCGCCGCTATCCCTGCTGACTTAGCGATGGCTGCAAAGATGCTCGTACAGTTCTTGTTTGAGTCAGGCGCCAAAGATCCCACGCTAACGGCTGAGAACATTGGATCGTATTCATATACGCGTGGTACCGATCAACTTATGCAGGAGAGCGGTATCTCAGCACTTCTATCCTCATACGTAGATCGGAAATCTTGAGCGTACAGTCACTCATTAGATCAAAAGGCGTAACCGTCACCCGTGAAGTCCGAGCGAATAACGTAGAGGCTACGGGCTTCGTTCGTCCTGGCTTCTCTTCTGCCGGTAGTTCGTTCACGGCGTTCGTACAGCCTCAGTCATCATCCGAGCAGCAGAGAGCAGGCGCTGACGAGTTAACGGTGACTCATAAAGTATTCGCCGAGACTACGCTCACGATCGAGTCAGGCGACCGTCTATCCGTTACTTACGGTAGTGATACCCTCGAGTTAGAGGTAGTAGGCATCCATAACCCCGGCTTATTTAAAAGCGGCAATATGGCGGTTCTAGTCCTCGACTGTACCGAAGCAGAGGAGCGTGCTTCGTGAGCATCGACGATAAGAAGTTAGCAGCACTCGTAAAGAAAGGCGTAATGGACGGCGTTACCGCTGCTCTCTTAGAGGCGAGAGGCGACATAACGGAAGTTCTATACCGTAAAGCCAACCCGCCCGTATACAAGAAGGGCAATAAGCGACCGTCGTTTCCTAAGCCGTCTAAGCCCGGACGTCCTCCTGCTACTCGCTACGGGGCTGCGGGTCTAGCAGGATCGATCGTCGCCGAGAAAGCAAGACAGCAGGGTCAACGTATCTTCGGGCGTATCGGTACTAATCGTGAGTATGCCGCACCGCTTGAGTTCGGCTCACCGGTTAACGGTCTTGCTCCACGCCCGTTCATGCGGCCTACTCTGACCAAGAAAGCCAAGAAGTACGGACGAATTATCTCAAGTGAGATGCTCGCGTACGTCAAGAGAGGTCTACCGAAAGGGGGCTTCGATTGAGTCAGGACGTAGTAACGGCGATCTATAACAAACTAAAAGAGGATACTTCAGGCGGCAGCTTGCACGCTCTAGTCGGTGGTCGGATCTATGAATTACTAGCACCGGCGAACAACGCCTCATTCCCGCTTTGCGTGTTCAACGTGGTAACTCCAACGGTTGAGACTACGTTTAGTAACAAGATATTGAAGCAGTTTGAGTTCCAGATTGACCTTTATGGGAAGGTATCGGTAGGTATGGCGAGCCTAGCGGCGATACAGACCGTACTTGTCACGACTCTCAATCAGACTACAATCGCCGTAGCCAACAACGGAACAGGTACGTTCGAGGTAGTATCAGAAGCACGACGATCAATAGAAGATCAATACGTCAGATTAAGCACAGACTTCCGCATCCGTTGCGGGTAAATAAAGGGTAACGAAATGCCAGTCATCGTAGGTTCTAACGGTAATTGCACGATCAACGGAGTAAACGCAAACTTCAATACTTGGAGTCAATCGATTAACGTCGTTGAATCAGAAGTAACGAAGTTCACCGATCTCTCTCGTAAGGTTAGTCCGGGTCTTGTCTCGTCAACATTCTCCGCAGCGGGTACTGCTAATGATGATGCTCAACTCTTTGGAGCGGACGCTGCTATCGCCCCATCAGTATTCCAAACTACTCAGGTAGTTCTTACTGCTAATACCGGTTGCACTACGACGTTCCCCGCTCTTATTACTGCGTTCGATCTGTCGTCCACAGTTAATGGTGACTTCACTGTCTCGATCAGCGGATCTAGTAACGGCGATATTGTCTTGGCGTGGGGTGGTTCTTGAGTAACCCCGCTACGAACTACCAACTTCCGGTACGTAGTAACTCAGATCTAGTAACCAAAGTAACGTTCAAGGGTCGTAAGA